CCAATAGTTACTTACACGACGACGACCAGTTGTGTCGGTCCATTCAACACCGTCAAATGCGCCTTGGATTGTGTCAGTACCGTCAGAACGGACGATAACACCACCAGACAGATAGACAGGTTGGCCTTTCAACAGGTTTTGGGCATAGCCCGACGTAATACCATTTGCTAGCGCAATAGCACGATCCAAGCCTGTTGGATGGTAGACTGGGCGCATACCAAATGGTGCAGATGTTGCAGACATAAGTTGCTCCTTAAAATGGGTCAATAAAAATTAAGTTTTCTGCTTTCTACAAAGCTGAATGGCAAAATTGCTATTACCGCAATTTTAAGTCTTTAGACTTGGCTAAGCGAATAACTACTCCGCTTAATATGTGAGATTATTTTAACACCGTGCTCAGAGAAAAGAACACGGTGTTTGCAACTATTTTTAATCAAATGTTGGAGCTTTACGGCTCAGGTCAAATTCCATACCGTCACCTTCTATAGAACCTAGGCGCTTACCGTTACTGTCCTTGGCACTCAGAAGCTGATCTTGTTGAACTTTGATCTTTTCCTGCTCGTCCATTGGTGCATGATGGTGCATTTCAGCCATAATGTCCTGATAGACTTCTTCAGGAAGCTTATACAGCATCATTTCATTACATGCAATAAAGCCTTCTTGTTCACCAGCCTTGACTCGATAGTTCTCGAATCCTGGCATCTCATCAGCACGAACAGCGGTATAGCCCATACGCATGCGCTTATGAATCGGGTCATACTGATTATTGGTTGCAAGCCAGCATAAGTGAAAACCAGGCAGCTCAGGAGGAGTCGGCAAAGCTTCTTGAACCCACTCATTTCTGAACATTCTGCGCTTTTCTTCATTCGATACAAACTTCTCTTCAGGCGCAAGTCTTGATTGATCTTGCATTGCACGACTTTCACGGCCTGAATTCGTGTTCTTTTTGATACGTTGTTCCATGATTAACCCCTATTCTTGTTGGCACGATCCCACTCGGCATACTTCCGAATGGCGTTTTGACGAGCTTGTGGGTTATCCCATAAGCCTGCTTCTTTGATTGCTGCAACACGGTCAGGGCTGAGTCGGAACTCATTAGACTTGGTGGTTGCAGTTGAGTCTCTGCCTGAACTAGTCATAACAGATTTAGGCCTTGCAGAGCGTTGTGCACTTTGCTGTTTAGGCATATATCTGCTCATTCTAGAATCAAGTTCATCCCAGTAGTCTTCAGAAGTGGGGTCGAACCCTTCTTCTGTTAACCGCTTGTCAATCATCTGAGCAATCTGAGACTCTTCATTTCGACCATTTGGGTCGTACCATGGGTTATCTTCCATCCAATCAGCAGCCAATCTCTGAACCATCGGATCAGGTACTTGAATATTCTGTTGGGATTGAGACATATGCTTTGAAGCATTCTTCTTAAGCATTTCAAGTGATTCCATCTTTCTCTTAGCCTCGTACCACATTTCTTGAGCTTGAGCTAGACTTTCACCATCACTGATAGAGACTGCTTCTTTCATCTTCATCTTGGCATACTCGACTTGAACACCGGCATCTTCAATTGCCTTGTCCACACGAGCTAATTCAGCACCAGATGTCTTCTTCTCAACTGCTGCCAGTCGATTGGATAGTTCATCGTTCTGCTTCTTTAGAGCATCAACTAAATGGTTGTTCTTTTGTTTGTGAATCTTACGACGAAGACGTCTTTCTTCACGTCTTGTGTTGCGAAGCTCTTCGATCGTCATGTTACCTTGATCAGAATCTCCGCTCTTTGCATCTTGTTGATCTGATGAATCATCATTGTCATCATCAAAATCATCTTGGTTACTGTCTACTGCAGCTACTTGTGCTTGCGGATTTTCTTCTCCTTCAGGCAGTGCAACAACGGCACCACCGTCTTTAGATTCTTCCACTTGCATTTCCATCTTATCAGTCGTATTCATACAGTTTGTCCTTTCAAAACTTTAAATGAATGCTTTAATATCACGAGGATCACCGGTAACTCTTCCAATAAGCTCATGGTCGTTAAAGAATGTAAATAATGCTTTACCTTTAGCGCCTTGCTCATCTTCAAAGTCAATTTCCCACCGGTCACCACCCCACTTAGGCACACGCACATATTCGCCTTCTCGAGCCCATGCGCCTTCCGGCCAAGGTTGCTGAGTATCACGATTACAAAATGCGAGTGGCCCAATTGCGATAACTTTACCGATCATGGTGTTCCACTTCTCTGTTTCTTTTACTTCTTCTGGAATATAAATTCCAGCACTAGTGACCTTCTCTTTTACAGCCCTTAACTGAACAAGGACTCTCGCACCGTAAGGCGCCATGAGAGGGTCTACTTTCGGGAACGCTTCTTCAAGCGTTTGTTCCTTGTCATTCGACATCTTTTTTGTCCTCTTCTAAAAGATCATTTAAAACATTCAAGGCCTCTTGCAGGCCTATGTTTTGACCAACGAGTCTTTGGTAGCTTTCAAAGCTTACACAATTTCCGTTTACCATTGATTCAGCAATTTCTTGCTTTTTCTCATTGATCCTCCCAATAAGGACATTAATAAACTGCATTAACGGCCTCTGCCAGCGCTCTTTTTAGGGATTGCTACGGCGATCATGAGGTTAGGCATCTTTACTTTTCCGCCCTTCTTCATGGTTGCTACTTTAGCCTTACCTGCATTAAAGTCCGCTTTTAATGGCGCACCTTTTGCTGGAAGGTTTGCTGCTTTTGACTCAGAAACTGCACCACCGCTGGCATAACGCTTAACGGCTCCGCCCTTCTTCATCACATTGCCCTCTGTAATACCCATTGCCATCTTTTTATGGGCGTTAATTGCTTCAGTCATCATATTCTCCTATGTTTGGACTTGTTGTTGAGCAGTCTGTTGCGCCATTGCTGCTGTTTGGAGCTCAGACTGTTTTTGCTGCTCGGCTTGTTGCAATGCTGCTAACTCATCTTGTTGAGCTTGTTGAAGCTCGTATTTCCTCTCAATTGTCATTGTGTTAATGTCATGAGTTAGCTCAGCTGCTTTCATTTGCTCATCTGCAACTAATCTTTCAGATGCTTTCTTCATGTCAGCATCAATTCGCTTATTGTCAATCTGTGCTTTAGCTTGATCAGCTTGTGCTTTGCGCTGAGTTTCTGCCATCTGTGTCTGAACAATAGCTTGTACACCTGGATCCTGCGGTGGTTGTGGCTTAAGCTGTTGTAGTGTCTGTAGAGCTGACTGAATAAGAGGTTGAACACCTGCAAGCTGTTGCTGAATATCTTGGTGAACGTGTTGTCCGGCAGCTGCTAACAGTTGCTGAGCTTCACGCATTAGCGGCTCTACTTTAAGCACGTTAAATGGTCTATCCAATGCAGCTGATGTGTAGCCGTCCATTTGATTTAGATACCATAGTGTTAAGTGCTGCTTAATATGCTCTAAGCACTGTGGTAAGAATGTTGGTGCCATGATTGGATTTGCTCCGTACATTGGGTCTTTTAAGTAGTCCAAGTGCACTTGTAAATGAGCTAAGTGGTCTTGCATTGGGAATGCACCAGCAGGTTTACCTAGTGTCATTGCCACGTTTTCCAATGCAGCATTCATATCCTTTACATCTTGTGGGTCAGGCAACACCTCATTTACATCAGGTAGTTTGATCTGTTTAAGGATACGTTTTTCGACCTCAAGACGATTGTAAAGGTCTGGATTTGCTTGTGCTCTTGCGGCAAGAGTCTGGATCTGAGCATAGCGCTGACTTTCTGCAAAGATATGAGGATCAGACACAGGAACAATATCGGTATTAACAGTAAAGTCCTCAGTGCTAACTTCCAAGCCTTCAGGCAAATCAGTTTTACGTTGCTCATCCAAATACCAGCGATTGAGTCGTGCCAGAATCTTAAAGACGCGTTTTTGCGAATCATGCAATCTTGCATGGATTGAAGAGTATACCGATGCGCCTTGCTCAATGAGAGCTTGGGCTGTACCAACAGGCATGTTGTTGCCTGCATCGGCGATCTTCTCTTCTGATGTTGTAACCACGCCTTTCGCGGCTTCGCTAAGCCAACCGAGTAACTGGAATAGCACTGGGCTTGGTTGATTAAACGGTACTGGCATGGCGATTTTACGAACATCATCTACTCCCGGTGCACCTTCGATCTCTGCTACTTGTGTTGGCTCGATTGTTTGGCTTTGTCCACT